GTAGTCATATGAATCAGCCGCATATTCGGCCATTATTTCTTTAAGAAGTTTAAACTCCTGTTTCATTGCGTAATGAACACGAGCCTGTACCGCAGCCATAGGTTTAAGAGTGCGTTCAAGTAAAGCTAGTGTCGTGCCTACAGGTGCATTAGCCGACATATCAGATATATTCATATCGCTGATAGCACCAAGACGACGGCCTTCGGTTGTAATCTGGTTAAGAAGTTGGAGAAGTGTATTGCTGGGTTCTTTATATGGGAGCGGCATAATATTATCGCGTATGCTGCCTGACGGTACATCTACGTCACGCCACTCGCCGGGTTCGATAGGCGTATCATCGCCTTTAATTCTAAGACCCCGAGATTTTATACCGCCCGGTAGATTAGATAACGTACCTGCGTCTACTAATTGCCGAATAATACTCGTACCAGCTTTGGCATACCCACCAATAATGTGAATAAGACCTAAACCATAAAAACCAAACCCCGGCACATATACATAATGCACAAAATGTTGGCGTTTTAACATAAGCGGATCTTCAGGATCCCAGTTTCTACGTACAGCAAGCACTTCATTAGTACTGCGTTCTATAGTAACTACGTAAGGTTTTGCTATTTCATCTTCAGAATCATCAATACCATCAATGATTAGGTCAGCATGTATTTCATAAATTGCATACCGATCATCATCAGTTATAGAATAACCACCCTCTTCGGCTTTACGTTCTTCTATATCAGTATGAAACGGTTGTGGTTCTTGTAACTCTATGTCTCTATAAAACTCGTTAGCCTGAAGTTTTTTCAGGTCATTCTTTGTTTTACGCATTATATGCGTAACACGTTCTGCACTTTCTATATGAGACGCGCCATAAGGCACGATAACATCTTCTGCTGGAATGTAGATAGCTGTCTGGCGATCTATATTTGGATCATAGTAAACTTTTTTAAAGGCAGATCCTGAAAGCCCGAGACTATATAAGAGTCGTTCGTGTTCGGGACGATACTCAATCATACGCTCAGTAAGTTCATAGTTCATGTCTGCTTTTACACGGGCAGCAGCTTCTTCTTTTTCTTTTGTTTCTTCTCCGAGTATCTTGGTTTTTACAGGACCAGCAGAAGGAAAAGTCTCACTCATAGTCTCCGCTTGAAAGCGGATAGCCGCTTCCGCAAGCACCGTCGAATAAACACCACACGCGCCTTCCCACGGATCCGTCCTTTCTTCGTACTTAAATCCAAGCACGTCGAGTCCTTTAACGAAGGTGTCTGCCCAATCCTTGCGAGAATCAATGTCAGCATCGACCAATCCTATAAGTTCATCAGCTATATTTGCTAATTCGCCCTCTTCTAAATCTTCGGCTATGTTCCTGTCAAATACGTCTTTCTCGCCCCCATCTTTTCCGCCGGGGATAAGAGTTATCTCAACACTACCATCATCAAGAGTAACCATGTCAGGATTAACAACTTCTATCTCTAACTCACCTTCGGGTTCTTCTATTCCTTCGGGTAACGGTGTCATTGTTTTTTCAATAGCCATAATACATTCCTAATAATACCCGCCAGCACGACGTTTAAAATATTGTATTTCTTCCGGTTCATCAGAAGGCAATCTTATAAAACCGCCCTGCCTAAATCTCATAAGAGCCATTATGGTAGAGTCAACTAAGTCATCGTGGCTCATAAATGGAAACCCGGCAATTTCTTCTACCACTTCTTCTGCCCAACGTGTAGCAGGAACCCACACTAAACCAGAAGCTACAATATCGGAAACAGAATTTAACCTTGCCATCTTATCTCCCGATCCTCTATGGGGAGTATATTCCTGCACAGGTAATCCCATTCTACGCATTTCCTGATACAAAGCTGTACCGGAACTCTTCTTTTCCACAATAAACGAATCCGGTTCCCATTCTCCGTATTCTTCCATAGCTAGCTGTTTTAACTCAGGAAACTCCATACGCTTCTTTATACTATTTAACAATATAATATTGTACGCGCCAGTCTCTTCGTTTAAGAAAACGCCCCATGTTGTGAGTGCTGTGAAGTCAGCTCGGTTATGAGACTCAGCAGCTGCGTCCAAAGACATTATCAGGTACTCACACATAGGCGCTTTATCTTCACCCCACGACTGCCACCATTCCCGTTTTACAATAGAGGCTTCTTCTGCCGTTGGTTCTTGTTGATATTGAGCGTTCCATTGGAACGTAGGCATTGACGCTTTAGTGCGGAGTAATGCGTCTAAGTCAAAAAAATCAGGCCACAGAGGTTTCTGTATATAGCCGGAACTGTTTTTATCGGGTATTTCCAATATAGCTGGAAACTCAACTATTTCGTACTGATCCGCCTTATCGTTTTTAGACATATCTGTAACAACACGCCCGGTCAGGTCATCCATATGCCATCTGGTCTGGATTATAGCTACACTACCCCCCGGCATAAGACGAGTACGAGCACCGTAGGTAAACCATTCGTAAGCCTTCTCAAAAACCTCAAAATTACCGTTAATTACGTCCTGTTCTGAGTGTGGATCATCAATTAGCAACAAATCAGCACCTCGACCAGCGATAGAGGAGCCAATACCACACGCATAATACTCTCCACCAGCGTTTGTATTCCATCTACCAGCCGATTTAGAGTCTACAGCGAGTGAAACAGTCGGAAAAATAGCTTTATAGGCGTCTGTAGCGATCAAATTACGTACTTTACGCCCAAAATCCACCGCCAAGTCGGTAGTATGGGACACCATCATCACTTTTTTGCCCGGATTCCGCCCTAAATACCATGCGGGGAACATAATAGAGACTAATTGGGACTTACCATGACGAGGTGGGATGTTAACACAGATACGATCTTTAATCCCCTGCTCTATACCCATCAACATATCAGCCAACATACGGTGATGTTTGCCTACCTTGTAATCAGGCTGCATATGTTTACAAAATTCTATAAGATCTTCACGTACACTGTCGTTATATTTCCGAACAGACAGCTCATCTACAAGTCTGTCTATTTCTGCAACCTCTTCGGCAGAATATTTGTCGAGGTTATCCAGCATGATTTGAACTTCATGCCCCGTAAAGTCCTCTGCTCTACTTTGCGTCGTCGTTGTCATCCGGTTCTGTCGCTTCTAACCCAAGTTCTTCATTAACGTCCATAGCTTTGCCGTCTATTATAACACCATCAGTATCTTCCTCTGGAGGGTTTACAAGTTTAGCTAACTTAGAACGTAACTTTAACCTTAAATCTTCCGTAGACTGATGCGTTATTGTAACTTCTGACTTTTCTGCAAAAAGACCGACATCAGAAATCTTACCTAACAACTCCAATGCACGGATACGTACCCGTGGGTCAGGGTTCTCTGCTTCCAGTACGAGCTTGTTTGTTACCAGATGTCTTATCTGTACAGCGTTATCTACAACAGACTGTCCAAACTCCTGTAATATACTATTTGTCATAAGAAGTGATGCAGGGGTTAAAGCAGCCGCTTTTCTGGATGTCACTTTTTTAGAGACTTTCTCAGGATTATCTGCGTAAGCTAAAGCTAACTTGGCTGCTGTATCCTTATCTTCTGTAGTTGGTTCTACGTCTAAACCGTGTTCAGCCAGTTTTGCAGCCGTATTACACGCGTACTGAGCACGTTCACGTAGGTCTATATAAGGAGTGTTAGGGGAGAATGGAACTCCTAATTCTGGTTCTATAACTAATGGCATTAATTTTCCGCAGGTAGCTAATAGGCAAACCGTTAATATAATTATAACAGAAAGATCTTTTATTTCAACCGGAGGTATGGGACTCCAAAGGGGGGTCTTCTCTATATGGATAAACGGCATACGGAAGGACAAATTTGTGAAACAATTCTCGCAGAATATCTTTTGCGCCTTAATATGTATGTCTACCCAGCATCAGCAATTGTTGGGCCTGTAGATGTTGTAGCAATAACCGAAAAGGGTAAAATATACCTCTTCGATGCCAAGAAAGATGCTAAACGATACGTACCGGAACGCGGTCAAGAAAACAGAATATACAGAGTACTTACTCCCCTTCAGAAACTATTAGGGGTCCGTATGGCTTATGTAGATGTAGAAACCAGAGAAGTACATATAGTCCCTCCTCTTGATGAAGAAATAAAAAACGAAGACTACAACGCTGCTACCGAATAACCAAAACTTAAAAAAGTACAGAATTTTCGTCTGAAATAGTATTTATATAGTAGTACTCGGAGTCCCAAACTGTCACGGGGTCATGGGGGTAGGGTAGGGTCCAAAATACTTCGCCCTAGAAAAAGACCCCCCCACCTATTCCTACCAAATAGTGCCACACTCTAGCAAATAGTGTCAGAACATCTATTGTAATTTACGTGTTAACGTGTTCTTATACAATTATCGAACGGGGCAATCAAGTCCTGCGATAAC